AAGTTTCTGATAATATTTCTAATATTTTATTAAAAGCTTTTACTGCAAGATTAGCTTTAAAAATACTATTTAAACTAAACATTGATTTACCTGCAGCTTTAGCTCCTTCTTGTATACCTTTAAGACCTAAACCTACTGTTTGTAGATTTTTTTCAGCATCTTTAGCTTTTACGTTAATTTCAATATCTATTTCTTTAGCCATTATTTGTTCTTTTTAAATTGTTCGTATGCTTCTTTTATTGTTTCTGGCATTTTATTTTTACCAAGTGCTATATCTATATACTTGCCAGATATTCCTTCTTGCTTTGCTAATCTTAATAATTCTAGTACATTTCCTAACATGTCGCTTCTAATACTTGCTTATAATAATAATAATTACAATGGGTTTTTGTTATATTGAGATCTGATGGTGGGCTCTGGTTTTGCCAGTCTGATTTTCTAAAAAATCCTTTATGCTTATCTAAAACACCTGCATTATGTAAAATTTTTTTATTTTGTAACCTTTCTATTTTATCAGTAGACCATGCAAAGTCTAATCGCTTTGTTATTTCTGTTTTATATCCCTTTTTCCAGAACATCCACAAAGTAGCCCACATTTCAGCTGTCCATGCTTGTATAGGGTATGACTCTTTGTACTTTTCTTTGTGTGTTTGATTGTATTGTCTCATAGCACGATAAAGTGCATTAGAAGTAACGTAAACGTTTTTCCAAAAATTACTATCTGTTCCTGTAAATATGTATTGAGCTCCTCCTGATGATTCTTTTTTATTTTCTACAATTCTTTTATCTATTTTTCCTGCTTCACACATAATATCTAAAATTCCCTCTCCTTTAGATGCTATGTAATCATAACCTATATAACTTTTAGTGTCTGATAACCACACTTTGTCTTTAGAGAATTCCCCTAACGGTTCAATAAGAACAGTATCAGCATCCGCATAATAATATTGATGACCTACAGTACACCCACAACTTCCAAAATACTTACTCATTAAGTAAGGTTTTATAGCTGGTGCATAAACTTCTTGTTTATATGGATAACTAATAAAGTTTACGTGATTGTATTTTGTTCTTAATTTATTAAATTTATATTCCCCAGTATCACCTAAAAGAATTATAATATCAAAAGGACTAACTCCGTTTTTTAAATATGAATGTATCATAGTGTCTACTTGCCACTCATAATATTTAATCTCTGGTTGTGCTGATATATATTTCATATTATGGACATGCTGGACAACTTGTCGGTCCTGTTAAAGTATTTGTTGATGAATTCCAGAAATAATATTCCCCAAAGTTTACAGAGAAATATCTATCACTACCATATAGTGCAGTACAAGTATTATTTGTATATATAACTGTAGCTGTTGAAATATCATTGCTATCCATGTAAATAGTTCCTGTTCTAGTTGTATTACAACATACAGTTTCTGCATCTATTGTTGATGCGTACATTACTTGACTTCCACAACTGATTGTTGTTGTAGTAGTTGTAGTTGTAGTTGTAGTACAAGAACCAGTAATTGAACCATAACTTGTAGGTGTTTCTACATAATCTGTACCTTGTATGTCATAACAATTAGAACCATCAGTTGAAATTGTAATATCTATATCACCTACTTGATAACCTGCGTCTAATTGTACATAAGTTACAAATGAATCACTTTGTCTTTCTACTACAAACACATTATCATCTGGAACTACTACTGGACATCCTGTTTCTCCTGTATCTGTTACTGTACCTACTGAAGCTCCTGTTTGTGTTATACCTACTACAATATAATCTATTCCTCTTGCTTGAACTCTTCTGTTTGTTGGAAGTGTAATTGCAGTTGTAGTTTCACCTGTTCTATATCCAAATGTATTGTCTGTACATTTTTTAAGATCGTAGTAATAATCACCTGTACAATCGTTACAAGTATTAAATCTAGGATAATCATAAGTTAATATATCATTTACACATGTTTGTGAATCTACCCAAGCAGTATCTTGATTTCCAGATGTAAACTGTGGATTACTATAACAATCACCATTATATTCAACTACTGATGGGAATGAATCCGTACTATTACCAAATTTAACTGTTGAGTCTAAACCTGTTAAACAATCTGTATACTGTCTCCAAACACTTAATGTAGGTTTAGTTGGTGCAACACACGCTGGCGGCTCTGGTTTAGTAGGACATAAGTCTGCATTCTCCCATACCTGCAAGCTAGCTGGTTCGTAATATCTGTAATTTACTAAATCTGTATAAAAACCTTCTGGTGCTCTATTAGTAGTTCCCACATTTGCAGCACTTGTGTACATATGGTCATTAGATGTAGCCGAAGTTAATGTTTTGTTATTATCAAAATAATAAAACCCTTGTACTCCTCCTTCATCACAATAGTCTTGTAATGGATTAAATCCTTGTCCTAAATAAAATAACACGTTTGCATCTACACAAGTTGTACATACACTAAAGCTAGTTCCATTCCAATATCTTCTTTTTGTGTTGTCTGAATCTAATGAATAATAACCTACTGCAGCAGATACTACTGAACAAACCCCTGTTGTAGTTGGTCCTACATAATTATAAAGCTCTGTAGCAGAACAGAAGTCACTTTGATTTACTGGATCTATATTTGCTCCATCTATATAATAAAAACCTTTGCTTTGTTCTGCTTCACATACATCATTAAATGAACTATATCTTAAATAAGCCACACTCTTGGTTTCTAAACAAGTGTCTACAGGCTCAATAACACCTGTACAATTCACACAGCCAGTTCCTTCTGGTGATCCTACTGTTATACCACTGTTAGTAGCCCAATCTGTTTCAAAGGCTGTTGAGCTAGTATAATAACATTGTCCATTTATTTCTATATAAGAACCTGTTGTAGTACTTCCCACTGTAAATGTTTCTCTTGATCTTATATATATAGTCTGTGCTTCTACTGATGTGTCTGGACATCCTGTAACTATATAGTAATTGTAAACTATTAATTGAACTTCTCCTGTTCCAAATACAGTTGTAACTGTTTGACTTGTGGTAAATGTTCCTCCTGCATTATTTACTGATGGTTTGTTTCCTACCCATTCATATCCACTATTTAACTCTACATCTGAATTGAAGGTAAACACTGTTCCTGCCGCTTGTGACTTAACAAGACCGCTTTGATCTCCAATTATCTCATATCCTGCTGATGGTCCTGTAATGTTACTTGTATTTATTGCAAGCGTTATATCTATAAGAGTTGCAGTTGACCAAATTATGCTATGAGTATCTTCTGCTGTTATTGTTCCATCTGTTGCTACTACTCTATAAGTTCTAGTTCCAGCTGTTGACTCTGTAAACTCTACTTGATAACAATCATTTGCATCTACACAGTATGTTGTACCTGATCCTTCTAATGCACCACCTGACCACGTATAGCTTGTTGGTGTAAATCCACTAGCAACAGCACCTAATACTACATTGTTGTTAATTGTTTTTTGTGTCGGTCCACCTATATTAACAAAATCATCAGTTAATTGCACTGTTCCAGATAAAGTTGTGTTTACAGTTATATTTGCAGAACCCACTGTTCCCTGTGCATTTTGTATTGAAGGTCCTGATGTAAATTGATATCCGTTGTTTGGACTAACTAATGTGTTAAATGAATATAAATCTCCAGTCTGTAAAGATAATTGGTCCCCAGTTTGGTTTCCTGTAATGTTATACCCTGATGCATCTCCTGATATAGAGTTCACTACATTTAAAGTTATTATATATTTTTTAGGAGTCCATAATACTGTGGTTGTATCACTAAATTCTTCATCATCAAAATCATCTGTTACTGTACACGTATAAGATACATTTCCTGTATTGTTATTTGATATTGTTATTTCATCTGTTGTTAATCCTTCAGCTTCTCCCCCACTCCATAAATAACTAGCTGTTCCAATTACGTTAAACACTTCTGTTGTTAATGTTATGTTTTCTGTTTGCTCTTTAGTTGTTGGACCGCTTATTACGACCTCTCTTACAATAGGTGTATAAAAAACATCATGTGTGTCTGCAAACTCTGCTCCATCTGAATCATCTGTTGCGGTACAAGTGTAAGTAACTGTTTGTGATGTGTTATTTGTAACAGTGATTTGTGCTGTTGTTAATCCATCTGAATTACCTTCGCCATTATCTGACCATAAATATGTTGCAGTACCATCAAACCCTAATGCTGTTGCTGTTAGTGTTATGTTTTGTCCTTGCTGCACTTCTTCGTTTCCAGTTATTATAAGGCTTCTTTCTAAATCACATGTTACATCTGCTGTTGGTGTATTACCATCTACTGTACAAAAAGAAGAATCAGCCGTACATTCAAAACATGCATTAGGATCTGTTGTGGTGGTCGTAGTTGTACTAGGTGTAGAACCACCTACAGAAACAGTTAATTCATTAATTAATTCTAACTTACTTCTTCCGTTATTAAAATCAGTTTCAATTTCATTTATAGTATAGTTTCTGTCGTTAATTGCTATTGTATCTGAAAGAACTAACTGCTGTAGCATTTTTAAAGGTAGGTAAGCAAATACTGTAGTTAACCTTCTATCGCTTTCAAATACTTGTGAAATATAATTTTTGTAATACACTTTAAATAAAGTGTCGTTAAAATCATCTGTAGCAGTATACTCATTTAGCTCTTTTTTAAAATGTAAATTAATTAACGTTTCATCTGGATCTATACTAAAACTATTAGAAGGTATATTGTATTCTGTTATGTCTTTAAAGTTTACATCTTCTACATCTGGACTTCCTGCATTTTTTGTAATTAAAAACCTTATGTTTGTTGCTGATGTTTGCCTGTGACTATAAAACATTAAGGGTTTACCAAAGTAAGGTGAATTGTTATCATTTACAAACCATCCAACTTGTGCACTTATAGGTGTTGTTACATCATTTAATCTTTCAAACTTCATATGCTCAAATGGAAGCTCTACTTTATATGTTTCAGGATTAGCATCAAAATAACTATTACCTCTATACTCTTCTGTTCCCCAACTTATGTTGCTTAATTGTTCATGTTGAGTTGCTAGTTTTGTGCCAAGACCTTCATATTTAAACTCTACTTCTTTATAAGGTAACGCAACATCTACACTTGATTGTGTCGTATCTACATAATTAGTAACATCCCATACAACATCTGATTCACTATAGAACTGATCTAATGTTTTTATAACTATAGTACCGTTATCTGTATAAGCTGTAAGATTAAACATTTTAAATATACCAGTTAAGAAATCTATAACTTTCATTTCTGGTATTTGTTGAGATATTATAAACTGTCTTGTATTAGTAAATGAATATGTACTTGTTAAGTTGTACTCATAACCACTTCCTGAAGGATAATAAGATGGGTTTAAACTTAAACTTGTGTCTGTGTTTAAATCAAAACTTGAAGCACTAGAAGTCATATAAATTGTATATGTTCCGTTGCCTAGAGTTCCAGATAAGTTTCTAAAACTTGATGATATAGTTTTTTGGTCATATAATTCGTTACCGTTTCTATATATGGTTATTGTTGCATTTATATTTGTTGTTGCTTGTATGTCTAAAGAATATTCTAAATATCCACCATTAGGTATGTTTTGAACTACAAATCTATCTCCATAACTTGTTACTTCTGGAATTTCTTGATTGTAATTTATTTCAAACCCAGTAATCTGTTTTGTTACCTGTGTTTCTTCAAACACGTCACCTTTCTTCCTATGTAACCACATATATAAACCATAGTAAGCTTCATTAGTTATATTAAAGAAATCTGTACTAAACGTTAAACTATATTTATCCTCTATGGCTTTTACTATAGCATCTGCTTTTATAGCATACTTTAACTCTTCCCAATAAACACCTTGATGACTAGCGTTAGAATTAGATGATCCATAATTATATAAGTTACCTCCATCTGCGTCTGGATAATCTGCAGTTTCTGATGACTGATAATAAAGTCTTGTAGTGTGTGATATTAATGGTGCTATTATACCTCTTGGATAATTTAATGTAGAGTTATCTGATCTTGTATATGTTTTTATTAAACCATTTGTTAATGCGTTTTTTACTGTTGTTGCATTATATGTTGTATCAAAAGCTGTAAGGTCTAATGAACTTAAATCATCATCCCCTATTAAGTCTTTTAAATCTATTGTGTTTGCAAAGAATGTTATTCTATATGAATTAGGTTCTCCGTCTTCTAAATCTACTCCGCTTAATTTTATCTTACCAGTTTTAAATGGTCTGCTGTTTAATTCTATTACAGCATCTTTTTTTAATCTTGCATCAAATCCATTAGTAATAGAGTAGTTATAATAATGTTTAAATATCTTGTTGTTTGTTTTAGAAGCTGGAATATCAAACGTTCTAGAGAAGTCTACAAATATCTCTGATATATCTTTAACGTTTTGAATTGACTGAACTACATTTATAGACTCGTCATTAAACAAATCTACTCTTGTTCCTTCTATGTATAACTGCAAGTATGCTTTCATTATCTTACTCTATCTATATGCTCATGAGCGTGTTCAACATCTATTGTATAATTAATTAATTTATCATTAACTTTTGTTTTAAGTGTTAATGAACTGGTTACTATATCAATAGGATGGTATTCTGTACCCATATGCATCCAAACCTGTTCTGACAACATTAACTGCTTCATTACTTCATTCATCCCCTCATCTATAAAGCCTGTGTTAAGAGTCATAGTTTCTCTTCCTGATTTTTTCAGAGTTCTGTATTGATGGCTTGTTTTAAGATATGTTCCTGTTGTTGATAGATTACTGTTTTTGTATTTTTGAATTGTAGTGTTGATTTTCTCTGTGCTCTTTTTATCAAAATAAATATCTTGTAACGCTCCATACTTATTCACAAATGTTACTTTCATTGGCATATACTTTGAGCAAGGAATTCTTTGTATCGTAACTGTTACTGATGGACTTCCTACAGCTATACTTGTTGCACTTCCAGTAAAGGAATTATATACAATATTTCCTGAAGATAATACAGGAATAAAACCACTGCCTCCTTCTGGAACATACATTAACGTGTTGTCTTGCATTAAACAAGAGGTGTTGGTTCCATCACAAAAGTTCTTGTTTGAAGAGGTGTTATAATAATCCCAATATCCATCAAATCCATCATAAGTAAACGTTCTTGTTAAACCAACTTGTGCTCCTGTAGCGTTTAATGCATCATAGAATTTAACGTTACCTCCTATTGACACTTTTTGATTTATATAAGATCCCTGATAAGTTATATCTAAATAATCTCTAGCAAGTGATGCAATCTCATACAGTACTTCCTCTGTTGGTGTGTTTTTAATTATAGTGTATTGTGTTACTCCATTTATCTGTAATGTTAGTTCTGCAGATTCTGCTCCAGCTTGTGGGTATCTTATGTAATAAGGACTTCTTAATAATATATTTGCCATGTTCTATTGTTTTATTGTAAAATCTAAAAATTCATCTATGTCTAATCCGTATGCTTCTAATAATTCTTCTGGTAATCTTTTAAATCCTTTTTCAAAAGGTTTAGTAAAGAATAAGCTTGCTTTAATTCCTTTGTTCCAAACTGATCTAGATATTACATATGCTGTAGACTCATAACTTGTAAATCTTCCTTTAGCATCTCTAAATTGAAATCTTCTTGCTTTTACCCATTGCTTAATTCCTCCAGACAATCCACCTTTCTTTCCAGTACCTGTTCCGAACTTAAATGGACTATTCGTTGATTCTGGATATGTGCTTGTTGCTCCTTTAACCCCTTGATCCTGAAACTTACCATAATCTTCCATCTCAAACTTTAAGCTAAATGAATTAGGAAATACATCTACAATACCTTTTAGGGAATTATAAAGCTGTTTAGATACATTCTTATTCTTTCTAGTTAAGTTAGCTCTAGACTGACTAATAACATAATCTTTAAATGCTTCTAATGCTTTTCTTGTGTTATCTCCTTCTAACATATTGTCATATCGTTTTGTACTTGTACATCAAATGTTGCTACCCATCCTGCTAGCTTGTTTTCAAATCTATCTACAAAAGGCTCACAAGTTACATCTGCATCTACTTGATACTTTTCTGAATATAAATCTCCTCTTTGTAGTAATGCCATTAATCTATCTAATACTCCTAGCTGTGTGTTTAGCACATCTTGCTCATTATCATTACCTCTAAATAAATCTGTTGTTTCTTCTTTGTTTATGTCTACTATATCCATACACATAACTGAAATATTAAACGTAAGTATTTTTGGGTTTATAGTACATTGATTAACCATTACGTGAGATAAAGGAAATATTGTTTGTTTGTTCAGATCTACATTATCAAAGCTACCATATGATACGTTGTTAACGAATGGTTCTGCTTCTAGTGTTTCTTTAATCTTTGTTGTTAAATCGTAAAATCCTGTCATCTGGTTTTCTGTTTAATTAAATTTCTTTCTGTTTGTAATTTGTCTTGCTCATATGCTAAATAATATAAAGATGAATGTACATTTAATTCACTGACAGATTCAAGTTTGGTTGCATCTCCTCCAGCCAATCTATATAACGAGTTATACCATCCCCACTTCCTAGCAAATCCTCCCTCTGTTGAATAGTCATCCCCTTGATCGCTTCTTGATTCAAAGATTTCAGGATAGTTTTCAGTAATTCGTTCTTTAAATTGTAAAAAAAAAGTATAGAACCCATAACTATATCAAGCGGCATCTGTTTATATTTTTCAGAATCTTCTGATCCTTTATAGTCTTCTATTAGGTATTTATCTTTTAGTGTGTCTTTTATTGGTCTGTATAATACTGCCATAGCTTTATGCATCTTGCTCCAATCTCCTAGCGTAGTATCTAGGTCAATATACTCTCCTAAAGTAATTTTGTCTAAATCAGGAATAAAACCATAAGCAACACCATCCATTGTAAAAGTAGGTACAAGCTTTGCATCCTTATTAAACATATCATTTATTATTCTTACTATCTCCATTACACTATTAAATTGTACTTTAATTACGTTCTGAAGATTTAGATTACAGAATATTTCTACTGTCTTATGTAATAGGAAATTAGAGTTCTGATTAGCTTCTGTGTTTATCTTTTCGTACTTCTGGTATTGCTCTAGACTAATCTCTCTTAAAGATTCTGGTACTTGTATCTTAACTTTCATATTATAACAATAGTTATTTCAGTTTTTTGTATAAAAAAAGGGAACCATTTCTGATTCCCCTAACTAATTAACATTAAAAAAAATTATTAACTACTATTATCTCTTTTGATTCTCATCTCTCTTTGTATTGCATCAAGAGCTCTATCATATGCCCATTCATATACTTCTGCAATCTTATTCTCTAACTCTTTACTTCCTTGTGTAAACACCTCTGATCCTTTTTTAATTTGTCCTTTGTAATCTAATACAAGTATTACTGTTGGTTTCTTACCTAATCTTGTTGGCTCTCTATAAACTCTTATATCGTTATCAATACACCATTTGAAAATCTTCATCTCCTTCTCGTACTGTTCCTTTGTTTTTAGATTCATTTGACTTTTTTTTATTAATTGTTTTTTCAAGTCTAGCACATGCTCTGTTTAATGGCATACATATATATATAGATTCATTTGTTGTTAAATCTTGTGATCTAAATATTTTAGATTCTAAATTATCTAATTCTTTTTTAATATCCTCTAATGACATAAAATAAAAAGTGTGTTAGCATTATCATCCAGAATGTATATAGTCCTGTACCCCAAAAGAAGTACTTTATTATTCTTCTCTGTAGCTCTTTGTCTACTGGCATATTGATTTCTTTTTTTGTTGCTTTATAATACATAATCAACAATATAAGTTAAAGTTCCAAGTATTCCTAACACAATAAATATTACTATGTAAAAAAATATTCCCCAGAGTATAAATTCTTTTTTGTTTATTTCTTTGTTTTTCATAGTTCTTGATTATTTGTGTACATACAATATCTCATATAATCATAATCAATATATTCGCATTGAGAATATTCTGTTTTTTCTTGGTGATAAATTTTTATTTTTTCTTTCATTTCTTTGTTTCTAAAAAGATGCTGCCCATTCACACTAGACTTACTAAACTCCTCACTAGGATCATAATCCATTGTTGATATCGGTTTTAGTGTTTTTATGTTACTACGGGTTATCAGCATCTGTGTTGTTTATTTATTATATTATATAATTTTCAAAAGTTAATTCAGAAGTATCAACTTTAGTATCATTTGCTAATGAGTAACCAAAACGGCTAAAACTATCTACAAAGTCATTTTCATTATATAATTTTTCTAAATCTTCATATTTACCATTAAGTGTAAGTAAAACAGTACTTGACAATTCAGTATAGTTACTTAACATTACTTTATAACTTCTCATTATTTCAAGAATTTCAGTTGGATTTTTAGTTTCTAATAAAACTTTTATTGTTTGTTTTTTCATAATTTTTAATTTAGTTGTTTTAATTGTTTATTAATTATGAAGCTAATATATAACTTTTCAACAAATAATCAACATTATATATTAATTTTAACATTTCTTTAACATTTACCATATATGATATTCTCCTTTATTAGGATCTTGTAGTTGTGAGGTTAAAGCATAACGTGCTGCATCAATACTGTGGTCTCCAGACATAGGGTTGGGCTTTTGTAGTGTGTTACCTTGTTTGTCTTTCATCCAGACATATCCCTGAAGCTCTTTAATTAAGTTCTTTGATCTTTGTGTAACAAATACATTGTTCTGGTTTATAAGGTTAATACCATAAACAATACTATCTCTTCCTTTTGTAACTGGAAATACTTGATGACCATAACTATTTAACTCTGCTATTGATTTAGGTTCAGCTGAATCTGCCCATAAGCTTCCTAGTATCTGGTTATTTTTTAGGTATTGACTTATGTGTGAATTTAACATTCCTTTTCTATAGAGTACTTCATCAAATATATATGCATCATCTAGTTTGTATAGTGCTACTAATGCTGCTTCGTCTACCGAATAACCAAAGTCTAATCCATGACATAATAACCTAGCATGAGGTGGTATTACATCTATTTGTTTCCAATCAGGAATACAAGCTCCTTCAAGTGTTCCTATCTCACCTAGTCCATACACTCTCCACCAATTAGCCCAATAAGAGCTTTTAGATGCCTTTAGACGAGCTTTCTCTATTTCTTTGATAATACTATCAGGAAGTTCGTTATTGTCCTTGTAAGTTAACGTAATGAAGTCTGTGTCTTCTGTGTTGATTAGTTCTTTGTCTACCCAGAATAAATTAGTTGGGTTATAGTCTAACCATATCTCTCCAGAAGTTCTTATAGATAATTGCTGGTAAGCTTCAAAGCTAACATTGTTACACTCATTAATAAATAGATCTGTTCTTCTAGAACCTCTTAACTTATCTGGTTGGTCTGTAGAAAAAAACTCTATATAACTTCCATTACTAAATGTATACTTTAAATTAGTCTTATTGTATTTCTCTTCGTAATATCTGTTTAATCCTTTTAGGATGTTTAGAAAGTCTTTTAATGCTCCTCTTCTTAAATGAGGTACTGATTCTGATACTACACTTATCTCGCTTCCTGCGTTTCTGATTGCTTGATCTATTAATATAGATAGTATACAAATAGTTTTACCAGCAGAAGTTCCTCCTCTTACTATCTTAACTCTTTTGTCTAGGTTTAGTAGTTTGTCAAATGCTATTGTCTTTCTGACTCTCATTAATCAATGAAGAGAGGTGTGTCTTCGTTTATAGTTATGTCTTTTGTTTCTCTTGGTTTACCTGCGTAGTAATTATAAAACAGCTGAACATACTTAAAGTCTCCTTTTTCTACTCCAGCTTTCAGAGCTTGATATGCAGCGTCCTCTAATGGACTTAATTTCTCTATTAGATTTAACTCATCTGCTTTAGGTTTTCTACCTGCTCCTTGTCTTTTTCCTCCGTGTGCCATAACTTGAAATAACTTGATTAATCAATAATACAATAAAAAAACTTATCATTTGTTAAATTCTATTATATACCATTCTAATAAACTCTCTGAACTCTTCTCTAGATTTCATGTTTCTATCCTCATTATTGTTTAGTGACGTTATTAATCTTGCTTTTAGTTTAACATAATCATATTTGTTTGCCTGCATTTCCTTTACAACTCCGTCTTGTGCAAATGAAGACTTATTAAATTTAGTTTTAAGAATGTAACACAATTCGGATATGTTTTTACTTAAAGATCTATCGTTAAACGTTAATCTTCCTACTTTAAATTCTTTTTTGTCTTTTGCCCAGATATTTAATAAAGTTCCAATAGTTAATCCCTTATATACTTGAACATAAAAATTTCTTAAATCAGAATAATTATGATAGTATTTTACATTGTCTGGACCAAACTCACACCATGCATCTAAATAATCTTGATCCTTCCATCTTTTTTGAGTTGAATTTAATAATGAAATATCATTTATTAATTGTTGCTTTGTTTCATATTCCTTAACCAAACAACTTATGTTTTTGTTTTTTTTATTCAATAAAAATCCTTTTAATAAATGCTGACCATCTACTATTGATTTAGATTTTTGATTAGGTATCTTTGATAAGTCTCCTATAATTGGAAGTCTTAACATGCCTATCTCATCTACACTTTTTGCTAAAGTTTTAGCGTGCTTTAAAGATATACTTCTATTAAAGTGAAGTAGGTTTTGTGGCATTAATAATTGCTCTACTTCTTTTCTGTTTAAATTTATTGTTTCTACTTGTTTCATTTTTATTGTTTTTAATTAAACTCATTTAAATATCTATTCTCTATTTCCCAGTTCCCTGCATAGAGTTCAAAGGTAGTTCCATCCTTTCTTGTTCTGATTGTACCTTTAGGATAATAGTTACCCTTTTCTTTAAACTGTTCTTTAGTTACCCATCCACATACTGTAAGAACTTTAGTAAATCTATTTATGGAAGCAAATATAAAAGCATCAGCTATATATCCTATTTGTGTGTCTAGGACATTATTTACATAATAGTCTTTAGGATCTACTTTTCTTTCCATACACTTTACATCTGCTTTGTAACCATTCCAATCAATATCATATCCTCCATCAAATCCTCCGAGTCCTGTCATTAGTTCTATACCTAGATAGTCTCTTATGGTGTTTTCTCCTACTATTCCTATGTATTGATTTCTCTTGTTGCCATCTGCGAATCCTCTCATACCGAAGTTAGTTCTCTCTACCAACTTTTTACTGTAGGTGATTATTTCTTCGTTAAGAGATATTTGTAACATTAGTCTAACAAGTTTCCGTTTTCATATTTTCTTTTAAGTTCTTCGTATTGCTTTTTAAGCATAAGATAATTATCTACTAACATCTCTAGATTGTATTCTAGTTTTTTATCTAGCTTTTCATACCCTAGATACTTTGTAAACTTTTCTTTTATTTTATTATAGGTGTTTAGTAATCCTTCATCTTGCTTTAACCAATATGGAAAAGCTTCTGAAGCATGCAATACTGTTGCGTGGTTTTTATTTACTGTTTTACCTATTTTTAAATAAGTCATATTAGTATACTTACGTAGGAGTTTATAATATATTCCTCTTGCTTCAACAAAGTCTCTGTCTCTACACGTTAAAACTTCTTTGTTTTCTAAATCAATATTAGTCTCTTCCTTTATTATTTTTTTTAGTTCTGATGTAATCATAGTTGTAATATTTGTTTTCGTTTATTGCTTTTAATATTCCAGCACACGCTTCATAGTTTTCTAAAGTTTCATAAAGCTTTATAGCATTTTCAAGTTCTTTTTCTGTTGAACCAGCTGCTAAATCCATTAGTGCCATTAGATAATATTTTTCTATTTCATCATTGTAGAGTTCCTCGTAATACATATTCATTTAATTCTGATTCTCTTTTTACAAAGTATTCTTCAAATGTTTTAATTGCTCTTTCTAATTTTTCTTTACCAGATAAGTAAAAACTTTCTTTTGCATCCCACATACCCAGATCTCCTTTTGCTTTATCTATTGCAAAGAAATAAAACTTATCATAAGATACATTAAATAATTCACAATAAATATAAAGCTGTACGTCATATGAATATTTCTTGGCTGAATAAGGAAATGCTTTTACATCTGCTGTTGTTTTTAAATCTGCTATAAAGCCATCTCCTAAAATATCTGCCTTACCTCTGAAAGGATAACCGTGTAACATTCCTATAGCTGGTATCTCAAACTCTGCTCCTCTTGTCATTCTTTGCCACAGATCATTCTGGAGTAAAGCGTCTACTGTATACATTGCTTTGTCATAGTCTTTTCTTGTATATACAAATTCATCTGATCCTACCTCTGCTACTTTCTCTGTGTATTTTTTTGTTCTTGCTGATTGCACTTCTACTATGTGTACTAGACTATCTACCTTGTCTGGTTCTAATGCTGCTAAATGTATAAGTCTTCCTGCTTTAAATGCTGGGTTGTCTGACTTAAAGTTTAAACTTCTAGCATAAGCTTTAGGACTATCCATTAAATACTTTATAGAAGAAGAACTCAATGCTGTTCTTCCTAGCTCTCCATAGTAAAACTTATCGTCATCCATTTTAGGAATTAGATCTTCTGGTGAGTATTGTTTTCCGTTAAGTAATGTTATTGTATTATTCATTTTTATCTAATTGGTCTTCTAATGCAGCAAGGGCTCTCCATGCTACCTTTCCCAGATGTAACATTCCATCATCATCTAAAGGATCTGTAGTGTGGTCTATTAGGTGTCTTGTTAAAGCATCTAACTGATCTGTTGATTTACTCTTGTCCCAGTGCAATGGTTTGTCTGGATGATGTTGCTGGTTTCCTATGTAACTTATCTTTGATACATATTTAAGTGCATTAGGAAAATACTTTAACACTCCAGTAAATACTGGCATTTGTTTTCTTTCTTTGTGTTTGCTCATAGTAATCTTAATTGTACTGTGTGATTATTAAATCTTTTTAATGTTGCTTTATAATATTCTTTGTCTATTTCATAAGCATCTAAATCATATCCTAAATTATGACAAGCTATTGCTATACTACCTGATCCTAAATGAGTATCTAATATCTTATCACCCTCTTTAGCATAGTTCATTAAAAGCCATTCATATAGCTTAACTGGTTTTTGTGTAGGGTGTATTTTACCATTTTCTGATTTTCTGTCTTGTATAACTTTATGAATTGAATATCTAAATACTTTTGCAGGTTTTTTTAACCCCATACTTACAAAAGCATATTCAGCACTTGCAAAGTTATCAACTGTTTGTTTTTTATCCCATACACAAAAATACTCTGATGTTGGTAAATCAAAATTATTAGCACCCCATATTATTTGATTATTTGATATTCTAAATAATTCATTAAAATATTCTTTAGTAGGTTTTGTATCCCATTTATTAATTTTTAAAGTCTTATCTATTCTGTTTCCAAATCTTGATATTCCATAAGGTGGATCAACAATAGCTAAATCATATTGGTTGTCAGCCATATCTTTCATAGCTTCCATACAGTCCATGTTATAAAGATTAATCATAGTCCTAGTTCTTTTCCTTTGTTATACTTCCTTACTATCTTGTTAGCTTCTTCAAGTTCTGTTTCAACTCTTCTTGCTCTTGTAAGAGCTCTAACTTTGTCTGATCTATAAGACTCTATTGTCTTTTCGTAAGTTCTTCTTTCATATTCCAAATGAGCAACATAGATTCCTATCTCTGCTAAACATCCTTTACATTCTTTTATTTCTTGGTTGTTTGATTCTTTACCCCACTTCATTAATTTATTTCCTAAAGTCTGGTAGTTTGTAACGTATTCTAGTTCTTTGATTAATTCCATTTTATTTGTATTCATTGTAAATTGCTTCTAGTTTGTTATACACTTGACCAACAAAGCAAGGACTACAATTAGTAAGATGTTTTTTATCATTAAAAACTCTATTGTATATCTCTAACATTCTTGGTGCGTATTTTGTTATATCGTTCTTTTTTTCTATAAATATATCTTGAAGATACAAAAATTCTTGTTCTGTAAATAGCTCTGGCATCTTATAGGGAAACAGTTCATTTAGTTTCTTCTTCCTTTTATCGCATCCACAGTCTGCATCTAGTGCTTCTGCTACAGTATCTACAACTTTTTTTATTCCTGTTGCTTTTGTTATTTTCTCAACTGTATCGCCAAATCCTTTAGCTGCTACTTTTTGTTGATATTCAAAATTTGCTTTAAACTTATTGTAATCGCTCATAATCTTCGTTTTTGTAATCTTCGTAATCTTCTTTTAATTTATCTTTTAATATAATTTTTGCATTCTTTAATGTATTAAATATACTTACCCAACTTATTTTTGTTTCTGCTGCAATCTTTCTTATACTCATATTTGTATCTCTATACAGAACAAAAAGCTTCTTATCATACCAGTGCCAGTTTTCTATTTCATCATCTATTTTTTCGCATATTAAATTATAAGCATCCTGTTCTCTTAAATCAGTATTGTCTTCTAACTGAAGTAATCCATCATCAATAGAAACTTTCCTAACTTTTCGCTTACTATTATAGTATAAGTAGTAAGTAGTACGTAAAGTAAAATACATATAACCCCTACGGATAATCCCATTCTCAATAACCTTCTCTGGTTTAGCATATTTATATAATATCAAATAACTCTCTTGTACAATGTCTTCTGCATAATCATACTCACCAAACCCATTGACTATTCTGATCCATTCTTTATGTTGCTTCGCTACTAGTCCAAGCCAGTCTGCTGTTGTTCCCATTTCACTGTAACATTTATAAATCCTATTACACACTGTAATGTGTATTCATCAAATCCGTCATCATATTGTTCTTTGTGAAATAATGCTCCTATCATAAAACCTTTTATCAATGCTATATAAATATCTGCATTCTTGTATTGTCCTATCATTACAAAAATTGTTGTTAATATTAATAAAGATATAAGTATCAAAATAGTAATTCTTTTTTTTGTTTATCTAAAAGGTCTTTATCCATAAATGTAAAACCTATATTATTCTTTTCCATTCTTAATTTTATTGGCTCATCAAATGGTGTACATCTTCCTCCTGTTTCCATTTCTTTAATCTTTAAAACTAAAAGGTTTGAATATATCCAATCAGTTGGATGAGACGTGTACCTGTGAATACAAATCAGATCATCACAGCGGTTTCCCCACTTACCCCCTCCTTCAACACTAGCAATATTTAAAGGCATTGGTAAACCTTCGTATTCATGTCCTTTAGGATGCATACGTCTTAATGCTTCTGTTACTCCATGAGCATTTAAAAACAGAGTGATGTTATTTTTTTTAGCAAACAATCTAAACTCTGTACTTACTTGATAGTCGTACTCGTGACCTCCTACTTCTTTATATAGTTGTTTGTCTTTTATTAAAGAGTTGTATGGATCTATAAGTATTGCATCATAATCCCAAGCATCTTTAATTGCTTTAGCTTCTTCTAGTAATTCTTTATATGTGTAGAGCTCTTCAACATCAATAATCTTAAAATAAGTATCAGACCATTCAAGTGCATCTTTTATCTCTGCGTCCTCTGCCTTTGTAATTGGCTTACGCATTTTAAACTCTACTATTTTTCTTTGTATTGATTGAGGTGTATTCTCTGAAGACCAGATTAAAAACCTCTTTTTGTGTTTAAGAGCCCAAATGACGAATAAATACAATATAACAGTTGTTTTGCCAACATTCGCATGACCAATTAATAAATTAAAGTTGCCCTGTTTATATCGTAAGTACTCGTCTATGTCTGGTACTCCTATTTTTAAACCTTCCTTAACCCTTCCGTGTTTTATATCTAATAGTTTTTTAAATATGTTAGAAGAGTTTACTAGCATTTTAGAATGGAAGATTGTCGTTTACGTCTGGCATTTGTGCGTTTGATGTTGTTTCTGCAACAGCATTAACTATTTTCCATCCTGTAACGTTTATGTAGTATTTACCTTTATACTCGTTAGATCTTAAATTAACTGCAACATTAATTGTTTGACCTACTTGTAAGCTGTTTACTAAATCTATATTTTTATTTAAAAATTCTACTGGTATCGTTTGCGGATAGTTTCCAGCAGTCTCTACTAATACAGTTTTTTTCTTTAACTGTTTAATTGTTTCTAAACTTCCTATTGATTTAATAGTTCCTGTAAGTTCCATATTTATTTATTTAAATTATATAACATTTTATAGTCCTCTGATGTTGGTAACAGATTTTTCTCGAAATAAAGATACTTACCTATTAAACTTATGTCTCCTAGTATTTGTTGTTTCTCTTTATCGGTAGCAGCTCTCCAAACTGGATTGAGTGCTATTTCGGTAGCTCTATCTACAGCTCCTTGTTTACTAATAGAATCTTGTGTTTGATTAATTCTAGTCGGTTTCGTCTTTGTCATTTGTAAAAAAATTATTTATTATTAGTTGTTTATCTTGTTTACTTAAAAAGTCAGCTTGTAGTATTTCAAATAAAGCAGATCTTAATCTATCTATTTCTTCTTGCTTTTTTTTTAGTAGTTCTATGTAATGTAATTCAATCATAATATAAAGTTAACAAATTATTTTAATATTATAATAAAATGTTAATAAAATATATTCAAAAAAAAAGAGGGAACTTAATCCCTCCTTTAAACAAAGAACAATAAAAACTAGAAAAATTTACGAATGAAAAGAAAATTGTTTTATTCTATCATTATAATCGTCAATCATTTCTTTGATTTCTATATCTGTAAATTTAGCAATCAATCTGCTTTTTTCTAATAATTCCTTTGACAACTTATCACCAAGATATAAACTAAACTTATATTGCTCACCATATCGAAAGACATTACAAGCTACACATTGAGCGTGTACATTCTCTTCATTCCATCTTGTTGCATAATGTTTTCTTGATATAAAGTGTCCTGCTTGTATTTTAGTCCAATGATGTACTTCTCCACAAGTAGAACATCTGCAGTAGCCTTCTGTGTCTGCGTCTCTTAATCTTATGTATTTAGAAAATACAGCATCTAGTTTTTTTATTAAGTTCTTTCGTTTAGGTTTTCTAGGCATAATTATTTATCCATACTTGTTATTAAATGTTTACCAGATTCTGGATCTATCTCTTCTATTTTTTTATAGATGTATTTAGAATTAGCCTTTACTTCTTTCTTTTCTGTTTTAGATGAATCTAAACCAAGATTAGTATATTGTATTGCATCTAGTTTTAACAGTTCATCTGATCTGTCTTTTACAGTTAAATTAAAATCATTTATAATTTTATCAGCTAATCTTCTTATATCATCCATATTTAAATATTAATTTATTAATTTAATAATAATTGTTATACATTAATTACCACTAACCCACCAAAGTTATCTACTTTTTTTTTAAAAGTAAATAGATGAGTTAATTTTCTTTTTAACAGAAGATGTTAATACTCTCTTCTCTCGCCTTGTCCTTTATAGGATTTATACCTCTACAGATCTTCTATTTAGTTCTTTAAGAATTAAATGTTTTTTTCTACTATAAGTAGAACTATTATACATTGTTATCAATTCTTTAGTTTTAAAACTACAAGGTGGATGATGTTTCCAAGTGTATTGTTTTCCAATTATCTTGCCTCTTGCATCTCTTTTATATTCCTTTGTAGAAGGTTTTAATTTTATTGACATATTAATTAGACTTGTTGTTTAGTTTCTCAAACGTTCTCATTCCTCCAAGTCCTAACATACCAACTAATACTGTCATTAAATGTTCCATTTGTAGTGCTGGTGGAACTTGCTCTTGTCCTAAAAACCATATCAATAAATCTCTTAATACAAAGTTATAAGCTAATGCTACACCACAAACCCATCCTATGAAAGGTCTCCATCCAGCTACGAAGATTGTTCTGTGCTGTGCCTCTACTTTATTTATCTCTGATTGTAATTCTATTAATTGTTGTGGATCTATTTCTTTTCCCTTGATAAGCTCTCTTATCTCCATACCTAGTCCACCTATATCAGATTGACTTTGTAAACCTAATAGTTTTTTTAATAGTTTAAGCATATGTCCAAATTACTTTTTGTGTTTTTGTAGGATCACTGTCTACGTGTATAAACGTATTAGCAACACCTATCCTATAGAATCCAGCTTTAATAAGTGCTGATAGTATTTCGTATCTATACGTGCTGGATGTTGCATGTATATCGGCAGCGAATCCTCGTAAATGTGACGAGTTCTCTGATCCTCCCACTTTTTCATTATGCTCTTCAGTTCTGAATCCTGAATTAATTTTAAATGGTATTCCTGCAATTTGACGTGCATGGTTGAGCATGCGGAGAAAAGTTGGATCCATATTACGACCACTATCAGGAAAGTCAGGCGAGTCAAATTCACTGTATGTAAAATAAGATTTCATTAGTCATTACATCTTTAATTTACCAAGCCATTTGTTCCAGCCTTTAGCAACTGCAATATTAAATTTCTCTAATTTATTTGCTATGTATCTTAATGTTCTTACCATTTCTTATCGTTTAAAAGTTGTATAATCTTAATTACTGTATAAACCAACGTTGCTATTATTAGAAGTGATTGTAGTGCTTCGTTTAATTGTGATATTGTTATTACGTAAGTAACTATTCCTAATAATGTTGGTTCAAATCCATTCATTTTATTATTTTTTAATCATTAATCATTAGTTTATTTTAAATGCCATATATATTGAATTTTGACCACTATCATTATAGAAACCACTTGTAAATTCAAAACCAGTACTTGTAAAGTTTATGTTAGTTGTACCACTAACTTCTGCATCAGAATTATTTGCTTCTAATCTTGCTTCTTTTGGGTTTCCATCTCGAACACTATCCCATATCATCCAATCTTGGTTATCATCATATTTTCTTAAAATTAATAAGTCTGGTTGAAAGCCAATATTAATTGATTGTGAAGTGCCATTTCCAGCATAAGAACCAAAGGCAGAATATCCTGATACTGAATGCCAACAATAGGCAATATATTGTCTGCCACTTGTATTTGCATTTCCAAATGTTTGATTTAATGCAAAAGTAGTAGCAGAAGGTACAAGCCAGTTAGTAGATGTATCTTGTACTGAATTATCATTTAAAGTAAGATATTTACTATTACCTAAAGATGAATGATGCACTATCCAGTTAGTAGAACCATCACTTATACACTTAATAAGTATCAGATTTGGTGCAGCCGATAATCCGTGTGGTATCTTTATTCCTGAAACACCAGTACTTGTATATTTTACAATACTAAATCCTGCATTAGCATTTGCACTAACTATTGATGCTGGTGGACCACCTAAAGTTAAATCATCATTGTCAGATACTGTTTCTGCATATAATTCAGCTACACCAACATCAGATATTGCACCCTTATATAACCTAACTTGGTCTATTTTTCCATCCCAAGCCGTTGAATCAGCATCAGCCCTTCCAATTCTCATTTTGTTTTGACTTGGAAAAGTGTTTGATGTTGTTGAGCTTGGCGTATATAATTGACCATTGATTATTGCTTTAACTGTATTCGCAACACTATCATATACCATCCCAACGTGATACCAAGTACTTGTGCTAAATGAAAATGCAACTTCACCATATAACGTACTTCCGTGAATAACAATTTTTGTACTGTTCATCCATATAGTACCATTATTTGTATTAGTAGAATTGTTCATACCACCAATTACAGTAGGATATGAATTACTAAAACTATCAGCATTAACCCACATTGACCAACTAAAACTGGTATTACTATGGTTATAAGAAACATCAACATAACTGCTACTACCATTAAATACTGCTGCTTTGTTAAACTTACCTGTTGCATAAGTAATACTATTTGCAGTACCATTATATGTTCCTGTTACATCATTCGCATTGTCCTCAAATTTATATACTGCTTTTGCAGGTCCTCCATAGATTGTCGGTTCGTTATCATCAGCTTTCCAAGACCAAGCAACATAATTTTTTGCTGAAGTGTTAGCGTGTTCTCCTAAACCATCTACAACTGTAAATCCATCTGTATCAAAAGATGACAAATATCCATATTGACCATACTGACCTTCAGCTGCATTATTTGAACTATATATATTAAAATTCTGTCCTGCACCTCTTATTGAATCGTGTAGTATATGGTCTTGCCCACTTGATGTTCTATTTTTAATCCAAACTAAATTAGGAGTAAATCCTAAACCATCAATACTTTGTGTACCACCATCACCTGTATAAGTTACTGTACTAAAACTTTTTGCTACTGTTGGTGCTTCTGTGTCAGGATCTGCAGCAAATGCCATATAGATATATGAACCTCCATTATCATTAAGTCCACCATCAGATGAAACTGCTTGAAAACCATTGCTTAAAAAACTAAATCCATTACCTAAATTTCCTGTTTGTTCAACTGATGAACTATTAGGAATTAACGCTAAATTTCTTGGGTCAGAAGGACTTCTTTTATTATCAAATATTAACCAATTATCACCTGAATCAGTTCTTTTAATCATTAAAAACGCAGGTTCAAATCCTGTTTCTACAATCGGTCCATTTGTTGAACCATTACCTGTGTATGTGCCAATCTTTGAAAAGCCATCAATACTTTTAAAAGCATAAGCAATATAATCACCAGATTGAGATACTGGATTAAATACTGAACTGGTTGGAACAGCTGAACCTGTTGTACCTGCAACAGCAGTAGAATTTAAAACAAGATAATTATAATTAGAATCTATAGTAGGAGGAGGTATATAAGTATACCAATCTTCACTCCCTGATGTTTTCTTTTGTATAATTAACTCTGGTGCTACACCTAATCCGTGTCCTACTGTTTGAGTGCCTGAAGCAGTAGCTGTATATTTTATTATAGAGAATCCTGCATCTTGATTTGCTTGTACTGTACTTGTAATTCCTCCATCAGTATTACTGCTTGTAGTTCCTCCGTTTGCTTTCCAACACCACGCTACGAAATCCTCTCCACTGTCATTTACATTACCCCAATTCGGTAAGGTAAAACCACCAGTGTCAAATGAAGCAACTCCTAAAGTAGTTTGTTCTGCTGCAGTATTGTTTGATGCTAAACTTTTATTATTACCTCTTGTACTATCTGAAAGAACGTGATTATCTGCAAAACTTCTTGGCTTAATCCAAACAAAATCAGGAGTAAAGTTTAATCCTGTTATAGAATGTGATGATGTACCATCTCCTTCGTATAATACTACTCCAAAGTGTTCTGATGGTACTAATCCTCCTGCCGCAGCACCCTGTAATAATCTCTTATTTACAGCCATATTTAGTCTATATTAGGGAAATCGTATGTAATTACTTTCTTTTTAGTAGTAAGTGCATTGATTTCTGATTCAACTGTGTCTGATAATTCTCTTAAAGCTACTCTTGCATCTACAACATCTGCTGGTACATCTGCTCCATTATCTGCTTCTCTAATTATATACCAATCAGTCGCTGCAAGTTTATTTCCTATTTGTGCTTTAAAATTATTAATTGCTCTTTCTTTTAATTCTGCTAAAGTTTCACTCCAAGTAATATCTTCTGTATCTTTTCTAAATACTGATGAAGCTGAATCAAAATATATTTCTCCAAGTGTGTGTATTCTTGAGTCATAATTTTCATCTATGATTACATCAAATAGACCAGCATTTCTTAATTCATCAGAAGTCATACTTCTTGCGTTTAAGTGATAACCTGTTGATGACCTAAATTTATTAGGTACATCTGGATAAGTTGTAATAATTCCGTTGTTGTTTACTGCTTTCATAATTATGCTTCTTTTGATATTGTTGCCCACTGTTCAGTAGCTCCGTTAGTTGATACAATTTGAATTAAGTTTGTTACAGTACCATCATAAGTACCGCTTATTTCTTTTACACTTGCTGGGAGTGTTAGTGTGTAGTTACCGTCAATTACTAAATCTATAACCATCCCTGTTGAAACATTAGAAAATGTTAATGTAGTATTTGCACCTAATGTCTTTGTATGTACTGCAGCTGCTGACCAATCAACATCACTTGCGGATATAGTAGCTGAAGTAGTAAACTCTGCACCCATTTTAGCATAAGTAATTTGGTCATCTGCAATATGAACTGTATCAACTGCTCCATCAGCTATCTTATCTGAATCTACAGCATCTGCTGCTAATTTTGCTGTAGTTACTGCTCCATCAGCAACACCACCAGCACCTGCATATAGCTCTGTAAAGTTATCATTAGTTTTATCAAATGCGGATCTTATTGGATCACCTGTTCCGTCATTTGCTGTTGTTCCTATATTAATTGTTTGTTTTGCCATGTCTTAATAAATTGTTTTATCTGCTGTATATAATGTTGAGTCTACTAATACTAGTGTGGTGTCTGCTCTAAAAAAAGAACCATCTGCGTCAAAAGGGTATATTGAACCCCATCCATTTTCTTCATTTACATTTCCCCACCACGATACGTCATATATTGTTCCAAACATACTATTACAATAAGTTTTTTAATTTTTTGTTATTCTTTGTCAAGTCTATAATGTATTTTTTTAATCTTTGCACATTATAAGCTTTTGGTTTGTATTTTTTTTTTATAATACCCATCCTTCAAAACTTGCATCTTTATCTGGATATACATCCTCGTTAGAGTTACTGTTGTATTCAGGAAAACTATCATTATTAAAGCTCATGTAGCTAATAAATCTGTCCGTGTAGTACTGTGCTAAATTTCTTTCTTTTTCTATAAGAAAATCTATTTCATCTTTGTCTACATTAGTTGCATTTTCACTTGAATGTTTAAAAACACCTTTATTGGCTACTGTATAAGCAGCAAAAGGAAGGTATTCTACCATAGCCCAGTGAATAAGCATTGGTTTTACATAGTCTGTAACTAAACTTAAATAACTACCAGCTAAACTACTTGCAATTATATCAGATTCTATTTTGTTTAATAGATCTGTACCTAAATAGTTTTGTATATGAATGTCTTGTGCAATCTTAATGAACTGAATAAACTTATCAGTATCAACATTACCATTCATTGCTGTAAACTTTACTATATCTTTTCTACTAATTAATAATGCTTGTGCCATTTTTATCTAGGGTTTTTATATCCGTTATTTGGCATGTCTTTAGGAGCTATTGCTGCTTTTTTATGCCCTGCTGGTCTTGGTTTATAAGAACTTGGAATACTATCTACCTCTTTGCTACTAGCTAAAGATTTATCTTCATAGTTTTCTCCATCCTTTTTCTTTTTTAATTTATAAAGTCTTTCTTCCCAGAAATGACCACAGTTTGGTCCACCTTTATATTTAAATAGATCATATGATTGTTTTTTATGACCAAAAGATTTATTTACTCCTGCTCTAGAAGCTTTATCTATATCTTCTAATCTATAGACAACACCATTTCTTGTTCTTTTCATCATGGTAGAACAAAACTTTCTACTGTTGCCACTTGTGTATTTTTCTTCGTAAGCATATCTTACTTTATATACACTTTTATCTAAATAACTTTCATCTGATGGTTTAGACTTAACAGATTCTAATTCTAAATCACCATCTATTACTTTTTGCTTCCACTCTTCTAAACCTTCGTTTTCTTCTGAATATTCTCTTTTTCCTATAAGATCATACTCCTCCATTATCTCACCCTCTAACTCTGATAAAAAGTCTTCACTCATTTCGTCTGTAAGATCTGGTTTTTCTTCTTTTAATTTAACTCCTGTCTCTTCTTCTCTTGATTCTTCTGTTACTGCATTGTCAGTCTCTATGAAAGCAAGCGGCTGAAGCGTTTTAAAGTATAAATTAAGGCTTATCTCGTTTACAGATAGTATTGCGTCCATACAGCCAATTAAAAGCTCCTGATAAGGCTTTATTGTAACGTTATCAAATAACAAAGAAGCTGTCTTTATTTCATCAGCGTTTGATCCTAGTCCATTATTTTCTGTTCTAATACCTAAAAGCAATGGTGATGTTACTCTGTGTCCTATAATTAACTTATTTGCACACTCTGTAGATAAATACTGATAATGTGCTGGTGCGTCATTTAAAGGTACATCATCTATTGTTGTTTTGCTTTCTGCATTGTTGTTGAATGCTATAATTACTTTTTCTCCTCTTGCTCCTGTAAGTTTACCCATAACATCAGACTTAACCTGCATTTGCTTTTCTCTATCAGGCACCCCATTGTTAAAGTTTACAACTTTAGTTCCTGAAAATCCGTTTTGTATATCATTGATTAAATAGTCTGATACTTCTGATTCTAATTCAGCATAAGCTAAAGCTCCTTGATAGTCTACTGGACAATAATAATCATATCCACTTACATATCTTTTTACAACTTTAATTTCTGGCTCTTTACCATTACCAAATCCAAATGCTGCTATTCTTTTAGGTTTACTATTTGCTTTTATCTTGGTCCAGTCATGAAAATAGTAATATGCTTCAATCTCTCCATCATCATTACATTTCTCTGCTCTCAATGTCTGTCTTGGAAAGTGTTCTGCTTTTACTACTTTGCTGTCTTGGTATAATACCTGAAAACTTCCTTCTCCTAATAGTTTAAGATCTAGTATTACATTTCTTAAATCTTCATCTCTAAATATAGATTTCATTGCTGCATATTCATCTGGCTTTTGAGAGCTGTTTGTTGCATCAATACCTTTTCCATATATTAATTGAGATATTCCTTGAATAATTGCATTGTTAGTTGCAGAATTAATAAATAAATTAATTAAATAAGAATAATAATCATTGTTCTCACCATAATTAACCCAATCTCTGTGTTTGTCTTCAGATATTTTAGGTCTATTGTATTCTGATAAGTTTACTATGTGTAAATTGTCCATATTATAGTACTATAAATTCGTTTGTTGTTTCTTGCTCATCATATTCATTATTGTTTACTGAATAATTTGTAACAGTTTGATTTGTACAGAATATTTTATCTTTATAAATAATACTGCCACTTTTTTTTATCGTTAATGTATAAAATGTGTCTTCTACTAATGTGAATACATCAGAATACTCATAATAGTAATCATTTAATGTAAACGCATTTGTGTCTTCATCATACACTGACTTATTTGTTGTTTCATTTACAATTGATATGTTATAAATGTTGCTGCCAGATGCTACGTATTCTCTTGGAATAAAACTAATCGTTTGAGAAGTTAAACTCTTCTGTAATATTATCATACTAGTACAATAAAATAAATGTTATTTTGTTAATTATTAAGCATAAAAAAAGGCACCAATTAGTGCCTTCTTTATCGAGTTTAAAGGATTATTATGAGTTACTTCCTTCAGTTGGAGTAGCAAACCCAGCGTTAGTTAATGCAGTATCTACATCTGCTGCTGATTCTATAAAGTTTGCTGGAACTTTTTCTTGTGCAGTGAACGTTAATGTATAACCTGAAAGGTCACCCATTGCTGCTCCTGTTACGATTGTTCCGCCACTTACATCCGCTCCGTTTTCTAATCCCATTATAAATAGGTTTTCATTATAATCTTCAACAACTATGTGAGGTCTACCATAAGCTAATAATTTTAACTCTTTGTTGTCCTCTTTTGTAAGTTTTTTAAGTGTAAGATTTAATGTTTGCTCAAAGAAAGTTGTTCCGTTTTCTCTAGAAGCATTAATTGTTTGTTCAAAAGATGAATTACCTTTTACTTCGTATTTAAAACTAGCAACTGATGTTCCTACGCTATCTACCACGTCTGTGTCAGTAGTATCGTAAGTAACAGCTGTATAGTCTCCGAAATCAGAAATATAAATATTTTTAATTCCACCTACTACGTCTTTACAAGGTTCTTTTCTTCCTTTAGTTAAATCACAAGCCATATTATTTTTATTTTAAAAAAAAAGGTAGGCAGTTTAGCTACCTACCCTTTCTTATGTTATACAATCTTTAATTACGCTGTTGCGTATAATACAATGTCAGATCCGATTGCGTGCTGAATACCAGCAGTAAATCTCATAACGATTCTTACATTTTGAGAACCATCAAGATCAGCCATGTCTAATACTTTTACTTCGTTGTGGTCTGATAATAAACCTGTACCAAAGAATAAGTTTGATTTTTCTGCAGCAACTGCGTCATTGCTAGATAAACCTTGTGCTAATACAACTGGAATACCATCAAACTGAAGACCTGCTCCTTTTGAGTACCACTGTGTACCTTGATTGTTTGTACCTGCAGCTCCTACTCCTGCTGCTGCAAAACCACCTAGTGCTCTAATGTAGTTTCTATACATGTTAGAAGGTAAGTAGATAGTCATATCTTCTGAACCATATGCTGCAGAAGGGATAGCGTCAGCTATCTTACCTAATTCTGCTATAATGTTAGATGCTGTTGATGCTGTACCTGTTACATCATTAACGTCAGTATCTGCACCTAATGTAGTGATAAATCCATCAAACTCTCCGTCTGTTGCATTTGTTCCTGTCCAGATATTGTTTTCTATTTTTTGAGCAACTTTAGCTGATACATGTCCGATTAAGAAATCAGAGAATGAAGGAGGTAAAGTTTCGTTAATTGCTGAATATCCCATTTGAACTGCTTCCCAATCTTGTACGTAGTCTTTTTTACAAAGCTCTAGGTTCACTTGGAATTCTTCTGGTTGTAATATTCTTTCTGTTAATGTTAAAACATCTGCTTGACCTGAAAAGTCACATGCACCATTTTTAACAAGACCAGTAGAAGCAACTTTTTTCATTACTTCTTTGTATTTTACATTTGGCTTAACTGTTATTAAGTTATTAGCTAATGTGTTTCCACTTAAAAGAGCTGCAGAAACATATTTTCCTGCAAATTCTCCTGCATAAGTAGAAGTTATTGGTGTTACTGTACTATTTGCCATTTTTATTTATTTTAATTAAAATTTGATATTGTTTGCATTACCCTGTCTAAAGTATTCATAGGTCTAGAATTTGAAGGAATGTTTAATTGTGTTTTCTCTTCGCTTTCTGGATTGTGTTTTACTTTTTCTACTTCAGATAAGATTTCTTTTACAGGCTCTTCAGATAATTCTTCTTTAACCTCTTCAGAAGCCATTTCTTCGTCTTTTTTACCATAACCTAATTCTTCAATCATAGTTACAATATCTTCGACTGCTTTTTTAACTTCTGCTAATTCTTCTTTTGTAGCGTAATCTGCTGCAGCTTCAACTTCTTCCACTTCAGCTTCGCCTATAGAAGCAATTATACCTTCTTCTTCGATAGTTAATTTTAAACCATCTTCAAGAGTGTATTCTCCAACTGGTAGTGCAACTTTTTCGTCTTCTGTAACAATAAAGATTTCGTTACCAGTTTCAAAAGCTTCTGCTTCTACTGTTGTACCATTTTCAAGCTGCATAGTTGCAAGCTCTACTTTTGTTTCCTCTACTTGATCTGTAGCTAAAGTTTCTTCTTTAGTTTCTTCAAGATTTACATCTTGCTCCTCTAAACTTACTTCTGTAGCGTTCATACCTAGTAGGTCTTTTACTTGTTTTAACATTTCTGTCGCTTTCATAATATTACAATTAAATTAATTTGTGTTTGTTATATTTTTAAAAATACCTTTGAGTTCTTTGAATAAAATATTCTATGTCCCAAATATTTGCCGAACCACCGTGTGATTGTATTTTTAATGTTGCTCCGTTATCAATAAAACTTTGGTCAATATAATATTGAATTAACTTGTGTTCTTGTTGTGTT